TAATTACATTAATTATTTGTTAGAATAATTACATTAATTATTTGTTAGAATAATTACATTAATTATTTGTTAGAATAATTACATGCTAGCTTATCAGCTTGATCATTGCCATACCAGGTGTAATACTCGGAACTAGTTTTTTCTGGTTCTTTACAGTGACTCCTAACGTGTTTAAATATTACTGTTAAATTCTTTAATTTAGAATATATTTCTTTAATTAATTCTAGATTTTTTATTTCTCCATCTTTTTTTTTCCAATTATTTTTTTCCCATGATTTTATCCAATTAACAAAAATATTAATACAATAACTACTATCTGAATAAATATAAACAATATCATTATAATCTTTAACAATATCTAAAGCTACTGATATTGCTGTTAATTCTGCTACCTGATTTGTAATTTTATCACAAGTTAATTCTCGTGATACATTTCGTTTATCGTTATCGGCAAAAAATACGCCTATCCCTCCTTTGCTGTTTTTTTTTCCATTATTAATACATGATCCGTCTGTAAAAATATGTATCATTTTATCTATTATTATATTATTATATATATATATAAAATATTATTAAATCAATTTTTTATATTATATGCGTATTATTATATAAATATATATATATAATAAAAATATATAATGTATAACGTCATTAAAGAATTTGAAAATATACATAAAAAGAATATAATGAATACAATTGAAGAAGACATTGCTGAAGCTGAAGCCGAAACTAAACAAGAAACTGAAACTAAACAAGAAACTGAAACTAAACAAGAAGCCGAAACTAAACAAGAAACTAAATAAACAAATTATATTTTTACTGTATATATATTATAATTTTTTTTATAAAAAATTGAATAATATATAATTAAATCTAAAGAAATAAATAGTTTTTAAAATATAACTATAAACATGACTAACAATGAAGAAATAGCGTACTTAGATATGTTAAGAGATTTAATAACAAAAGGCGACGAGAGGCAAACCAGGAACAGCATCACAAAATCATTATTTTCAAGAAATTTAACATTTGATCTTAAGAATGGCTTTCCATTATTAACCACAAAAAAAATGTTTTTTAGAGGTATATTCGAAGAACTGATGTTTTTTATTCGTGGTGATACAAATACCAAAATATTAGAAGAAAAAGGAGTTAAAATATGGAAAGATAACACAACCAGAACTTTTCTTGATAATGTGGGTTTAAAACATTATCAAGAAGGCGACATGGGTCCCATGTATGGATATCAGTTACGATCTTTTAATGCCGAATATAATGGATGTAATAACGATTATTCAGACAAAGGAGTAGATCAATTTAACTATGTAATAGATACCATATTAAAAGATCCATTTTCGAGAAGGATTATTATGACAACATTTAATCCTGCTCAAGTAAGAGAAGGCTGTTTGTACCCGTGTCACAGTTTAATGATACAGTTTTATATTAGAGAGGAGAAAAGTACAGTCTCCGAAGGAGACTCTAGAACTACTTATTACTTATCACAACAAAATTACATCAGATCAAACGATATATTTTTAGGCAATCCGTACAATATCGCTAGTTTTGCATTGATGTCGTATCTGCTGTGTCACCATCTTAATAATCTTACTAAATCAGATAAATATATATATAAACCTGACATGTTACATATAACATTGGGAGATTATCATTTATACAAAGATCACTATGATGCAGCACAAGAGCAAATTAATAGAGTTCCGTATGCTTTTCCACAATTAAATATTAAAAATTACCGTAATAATATAGAAGATTATCAATATGAGGATATTGAATTAATAAATTATATGTCACATCCGGCTATTAAAACAAAAATGATTGCATAAATTATGTATTTCTTTTATAAATATAATAATAAACAAAAATAAATATAAATATAATTAATATAATAACAAACAAACATATATATAATGAATAATGTTCATAATATAATATATTGGTAATTTGTTTATTCATATTATTAATATTACGATTAATAGTATTAATATCGTAATCTATATCATTAATATAATTAAATTTTAAAAGTAGTTCATTTAATAAACAAAAAGAAATATTATTATTAAACCATAATTCATTTGTTATATATTTTTTTGTTTTTGTTTTATTGTTAGTGTTTTTAATTAAATAATTATTATCATTAATAACAATAATATCTTCATTATTATTATTTATTAAATCTTGAATATTATAATCAATATTTATAATATTACTATTATCTATTATTAATAAATAATCATAATATGTTATATACTTATCAATCTGAATTGGTGTATTTGTTATAATAAAATCGTATCCATTTATTGTAGCATATATATAATTAATTATTGCATTAATATTATTTTGATCTTTGCCGACTATAATACAATATTTATTTTGATTGCAAAATAAATTTTCTTTTTTTTTGATTATACTGAATGATTTTGAATTATCGTAAATATTATATTCAATCAAATATTTTTTTAAATATAAATTTAAAATTTTACATCTTTGATTATATTTAACAGTCATATAATGTTTTATCCACAATCCATCAATACCATTTAATTTATAATAATCAACTATTTTTATTTCATTGTAATTATATTTATTTTTTATTAAATTTAAACATTCTTGTTCTCTTGTATGTTTATATTTCCATTCATGACATAATTCAGTATTTGGAGCTTGTATCCATTTGTCAATAATTTCAAAAGTTTTATCAGTATTTTTTGCTATGATCGTTCCTGTATTTAATTTATTTTGTTTAAAACAAACAGTTTTTGTTATGCAATCTGTACCAAGCAATAAACATGTTTCGTTTGTAAAATTATTATCAATAAATGAATCAATAGTTTGTTCATGATTTACAAAAATGGCATCACTATCTATAAAAAATAAATAATCATAATTTATTAAATGTTTCTTTATTAATGGTGCTTTTGACCATACAAATAAATATTCATTATTACCATTCCACATATAATCTTTATTTAAATCTTCTTTTAAAGGGCATCTTTCAACAATAAAATCATATTTGTGTTTATTTGCATATAATTTATTTATTATAGTTGCTTGATGTGCGTATTCTCCTATATTAGGACTATTTAATACTAAAATACAAATATTATATTTCATATAATATATTATATGAAATATAATTTTATTATTTAAATCTTTAAATTTAATGTTTACAAATAAAATTGTATATGTCATTTAATACAAATGTTTTTGATTCAGCATTACCATGAAATACCATTGGATAAGTTTTTGTAGTCTTATTATATATTTTATTATCTTTAAATTCTATATCTTTGATACTATCATATAAACAATTAAATATTTCTGCGTTATAATCCAACATTATTAAATCTTTATGTTCAAATAAAAACATTTCAGTAAATGTTTTTTGATCATCGACTATAAAATTATTATTTATTTTTTTAATTATAGTAGTAAAAATTTTCTTTAATATTTTTACTGTTGATATATATGTCCCAGAATTTAAATATTTATATATAGAAGATACAGCAGGGTATAATGTTATAAATAAAGAGTCTGGCCAGCAATTTTTTTCAGCAGAAAATAATGCTTTTTGTCCTTTTGTTAATTCATAATATTTATTTATTATATTTTCTTTGTTATTGTTTATAATAACATCATAACCATCCACAAACATTACAATATGATCATCTGGTAAATATTTTATATATTCATATGTTAATAATAATTTCATTAAAAATCCTTTACCATGACCTATTGGCTTATATGATATTAATGGTATTACATCAATATTATTTTTTTTTGCAGAAATGTCTAATTTATTATAATTTTCGTTAATATCTGTAATTGTAGTAATTAAATGAAATTTATGTAGTTTAAAATTTATATATTTATAATCATCTAATATTTTAATTTTCATTATATTATTTTTATATTGAATATTTTGTAATGATATTTTTATTAAATATTTATTATAAAACCAAGCTAAAACTATAAATATAAATATAAATATAAATATAATAAGAATAACAATATAATTATTTTTGATCATATATTATATTATTAATAAAAAAAAATTGAAAATAATTTAAATTATTATTTATATATTATTTTTAATAATAATAAGATGTTTTTACGAAGACAGAGACGTATTCTACCCAAGATGCGTTATGAAATAGGAGTAGTTATTGGTAAATTTTATCCTTTACACAAAGGACATCAACATTTGATTGAAACAGCAATGGAAAATGTAGAACATTTATATATTATAATATGTACTAAAGAAGAAGAAGTACCAGGTCCTTCAACAAGAATAAAATGGATTAAACAGCTGTATAAAGGTCCTAATATTACTGTTAAACATATCGTAGATATGTACGATCCGAACGATAGTAAATTATGGGCAGAATTAACGAAAGAAACAATAGGTTGTTCTCTGGATGTTGTATTCACTTCTGAAAATTACGGAGATGAATATGCCAGGTATTTAAAATGTGTTCATGAATTAGTAGATATAGATAGAATTAGTATTCCTATTTCTGGTACATTAATTCGAAACAATCCTTTTAAACATTGGGATTATTTACCCGAAATAGGTAGAGAATTTTATACTAATCGAATTGTTTTCTGTGGCGCGGAATCGACAGGTAAGACAACATTGTCTTCTAGATTAGCAGACGAGTTCAATGTATGTTGGGTCCCCGAATATGGAAGAGAATATTGTGAAAGTTTTGATATTTTAACTAAAAATTGGAACAGACGCGATTTTGAAATTATTGCTAATACGCAAAATGAAAAAGAAAACAAAGCTGCGCAACATAATAAAATGATTATTTGCGATACGGATTCACTTACGACCAATGTATGGGGAAAAAGATATACAGAACAAAAAACCGATTTTAAACCAGATTATAACCAGTATACACATTACATATTCTCGCATGTAGATGGTACGCAGCTAATAGACGATGGTACTAGAACAGATAGTAACGATAAGATTAGGTCGTGGATGCATAAAGAACTATTACAGACAATGACTGCATCTGGAAGGCCAGTTGTTATTTTGACTGGTACGTATGAACAACGTTATGAACAAGCAAAAGAATATATAGCTAATATCTATAAAAAAATTGAATAATTATACAATTGATATGTATATTAAAAAAGAACAAAAAATGGAAACTGAAGCAGTCCCCATTATAATGGAAACAACTGAATCAGTTGCAAAGCCAGTAAAAAAACTATTCAATTGTTGTGAATATTTAATTATATTTGTTTTCTGTGTAATTTCGATTATCTTCTCGTTTGTAGATGTTACACCCGGCAACCAATTATCATTAATTAATCTTAGTGATAATGTCACCTGGCAGAAGATTGTATATTTATTCAGCGGTATTGCTTCTTTTACAGGCGCACTGTCTGTTGTACTCGCATCTAAAGAACATAGTTATACATACATATTTGGAATTGTAAATTGTATAACGTTTGGACTGTATGCCTTTGCATATGGTTACGCTGGTAACTTTCAACTAAGTATTATGTATTTTTTACCTCTGCAGTTTCACGGATTCTATAAATGGAATAAAGGAATTGATCTAGAAGTAAAAGTATTAACAATTATTGAGAAAATAAAATATACATATCTATGTTTTATTTTCTGGTATATTTTTTATTTTGAAATCCCTGGATTTACAAAGTTTGTAACACAGCAAGAATATCCATATGAAACAAATATTTTAGCTAGAGTTTTGGATTCAGGAGGTACTAGTTTAAGTATTATCGCACAATATCTATTAATCAATAAATATTATGAGACTTGGATTCTTTGGTCAATTGTAAATATTTTCCAAATCATCATGTTCTCGGGTATTAATGATTTTATATCAGTAAACATAATAATTATGACATGTATCTATCAATTGAACGCATTTTATGGGTTGTATCTATGGACACGTAAATATAAGTCTGTGGATCTCATCAAACCTAGTGATCCTAACAATCTCAGCGATCGTGTTGATATTGTCGATATCGTCTATAAAGTCTGATATTATTATATTTTATTTATGTTATTAAGTTTATTTATTATAAATTTATTATAATATTATTTTTTGTAATATATATTATATAAACAATGAGTTATCCTAATATTGATAATGAGAATTTTCAAAAATTAATTGCTAATAAATATAAACAATATAAAATTACAAAAAATCCGTCATTCAGAGAACTATGTTTCCCTAAAGAGTACCAGTTGCAAAAACCACAACTATTTGTTTCGCAATTTATAAACAAAAAAACACCTTACAAAGGCTTGCTAGTTTTCCATAAAATAGGCGCAGGAAAGACATGCGCAGCCATACGAATCGCTGAAGAATGGGATAAAAAAGTTATTGTAGTATTACCAGCTTCATTAATTGGAAATTTTTACAAGGAGTTGCGGTCGGAATGCACTGGTAATAATTATGTAAGTAAAAAAGATAGAGAAATATTAAAAGATTTATCATCAAACAAATACGACGGTGTAATAGAAAAAGTTCATAATAAAATTGATGAAAAATATGACATATATTCATATAACAAATTTGTTGATTTATTAAAAAAGAAAAAAATTAAATTTGATAATACATTATTAATTATAGACGAGATTCAAAATGTAATAAGTGAAAAGGGGGAATTTTACAATACCATCTACAAAAACATTTCAAAGGCCCCTAAATCTTTACGAGTTGTATTATTATCTGCAACGCCTATATTTGATAAACCGAGTGAAATAGCTTTAACATTAAATTTATTACGACCCAAAGTAGAATTACCAGTTGGTAATGATTTTATTGAAACATTTATTACAAAACAAAAAAACAATTATACAATGAAAAACAAAAAAATATTTGAAAAATTAACAAAAGGTTTGATAAGTTATTACCCTGGAGCTCCGGAATACGCGTTTCCTGAAAAAAAAATAAAAATTGTTAAATGTGTAATGAGTAATTACCAATACCAAACGTACTCTGCTATTGTATCACAAGAAAAAACAGATTTTAAAGACATATTAAAACTACCAAACAATTTTTTAATAGGTCCCAGAATTATATCAAATATTTGTTTTCCATATCGATTAACTGGAGAGAAAGGATATGAAAAATTTAATGGTAAGAATTTAGAAAAATATTCATGTAAAATTTACAAAATACTATCAAAAATAAAAAAAACATCTGGGACTGTGTTTATATATTCAAACTTTAAAAAATATGGTGGTTTGACAACTTTGATTAAAGTGTTGGAAATTAATGGTTATTCAAATGTTGTAAATAACGGCACTGGTAAAAATCGTTATGCAGTATGGACTGGCGACGAGAAGTTAGAGGACAAAGAGATGATAAAAGATATTTTTAATAAGAAAGAAAATTATAACGGTAGTCTAATAAAAATCATTTTGGGTTCTCCGGCAATGAAAGAAGGCGTCTCATTATTAAGAGTGAGAAGCGTCCATATTTTAGAGCCGTATTGGAATGTTTCTAGATTAGAGCAAGTTATTGGTAGAGCCGTCCGTTTTTGTTCCCATAAAGATGTTGATAAAGATAATAGAGTAGTTAAAATATTTTTATATTTAGCTTGTTCTCCTAAAAAAGAACCAACCGTTGATCAACATATATATAAAATGGCATTGGAGAAAGACTCGCTAATAAATCAATTTTATGATGTATTAAAAAGAAATGCAGTTGATTATTATTTATTTAATAACAAATAATTTATTATATATTTTTTGCATTGCTAAGCTTTTCTACAAGTTCATTGACTCTGTTGATCATTTTTGTGTCATTGTCTTTGAAAAATTTATTAATTTTATGTTTTGTTAAAAGACCAGATGGAATAAATGATGTTTTTTCAACTGTATTACAATCATGCGCCAAACAGATCATTGTTTTATATGGGTCTAATTGAACCATTGGCTCTGTAAAATCGTTTGTAAAATGACCCTCTTCTGCTTTTGTTTTATCTTCAATATAACTATGATCTTCTAAATAGCTCTTCTTATATGCCATTGTTCCGTTTGTACCATGATACTGCCCATACGGTCCAAATTTATAAATTTTTTTAATATGTGGATAAAATATATGTAAATTTGTACTTCCTGCGATTTTAATTTTTGGTTGCGACGTTAATTTATATACCGCATGTGCAACCCTTTCTTTTGAATAATAATCATCATCATCCATACATACTATAATATCACCTTTTACCATTGAATTTAACATATTCCTTTTTTTTCCTAAAAATATTTTTTCAGGTGAATAAATATATTTGATTCTTGGATCGTCTTTTGGAATAATATCTTCATTTGATTTTGGAGAATCATCCAAAATAATCAATTCCATTAAATGTTTTGGATATGTCTGGTAATTGAATTGATGTATCAAATAGGGTAAAAAATCTCTTCTGTTATAAGTAGGAGTAATTACAGATACAAAAGGCCTTGACATAGAATATATTTATAAATATATTATTCTTTAAGTTAATAAAAAATATATTTATTAACTTAAAGAATTTAAAACACTAAATATATAATATAAATATAAAATGGAAAATAAAATTACAGGATTACAGAATATGGGTAATACATGTTTTATAAATTCTGCATTACAAGTATTATTTAATTGTCCTAAATTAGTACATATAATAATAAATGGTGATAACGAAAATTTGACAAAATACAAACAGACGTTTGAGGATTATTTTAGAGAAACTACGAATACACTAGGACCTTATATTTTATATAAAAGATATCAAAAAATAAACAGTAATTATTTAGGTATTAGTCAAGAAGATGCGCATGAGTATTTAACTTTTATTATAGATGATATAGATGAATTAGGTAAAGATATTGATGTTAAAAATTTATTCAAAATTTCATTAATATCTAAAGTTAATTGTGAAGAATGTGATAATTTTTCACAGGTAATAATATCAGAAAAAATATTATCTTTATCGATTGATAATTGTCAATCTTTGGACGATTGTTTTAAAAAATTATATAAAAAAGAGTCTTTAGATGATGATAATAAATGGTTTTGTGATAAATGTAATAAAAAAGTTTGTTCTAATAAAAAAATTTATATAGATAAAATTTCAAAATATTTTATTATATGTTTAAATAGATTCATATTTGAAAATAATAATATTATTAAAAATAAAAATAATATAACATTCCCAAAAAATATTTTTAATAAATATGAATTGAGAGGGATTATTTATCATATGGGTAGTATTAACGGTGGTCATTATATTTGTTCTATAACAAGAGATGGTAACAATTGGTTTTTAATTGATGACACAAATATTATAGATACTACATATGAAAAATTAGAACAATTAAATAACAATGCATATATTTTATTATATCATAAAATATAAAAATAATATTTTTATAATATTATTAGTTAGACAGAGCATATACTTGAAAATAAATTAATTGTTCTATTCTTTGATAGGTTGTATGTATTTAAAATCAATATATAGAGGTGATCCTACGGTAATAAACCAAACTAACCATAACCATTTAAAATTCTCATTAATTTTCTGATCACCTGTAATATTATTATCATCAATATTTTCTTTTATTATTATATATAAATATAATGTTATTAACCAATATATGACAAGACACGAATAAATAAAAACTCTTAACCAGAATAATGATGCCGAATATTTTATTAAAATAAAACTACCAATAATACATACAAATAGTATTATTATAGAAACTATTGCTAAAATATAACTAATAATTTCATGTGAAGTCGATGTTATATTATTTTTATTATAAAAATTTATTAAAATACTAGGAATTATTATGTATATACCTAATATAATTATAAATGCTACTATTAATAGTTCTACTCGTTTTTTTTGTTCTGGTTGTTTAGTATCTTCTAATATTTTTGTTTGTTCTGTTTGTAGTGAATGTTCTGGTTGTTCTAGTTGTTGTGATTGTTCTGGTTGTTCTAGTAGTTGTGTTTGTTCTGGTTGTTTTACTTGTACTGATTGTTGTGTTCTATCTATTGATTGTTGTGAACTCATTTAATATATATATATATTTGATAGAAAAAGAATATTATAAAAAATATTATAAAAAATATTATATGATTATTTTTTATAATATTATTAGTTAGACAGAGCATATACTTGAAAATAAATTAATTGTTCTATTCTTTCATAGGTTGTATGAATTTAAAATCAATATATATAGGTGATGCTATGGTAATAAACCAAACTAACCATAACCATTTAAAATTCTCATTAATTTTCTGATTACCTGTAAGTTTTTTATCATCAATTTTTTGGGTTATTAATATGCAAAAATAACATGTTATTCCCATATAGATGGCAAGGCATCCATAAATAAAACCTCTTAACCATATACTTGGCCAATCTAGTATTAATAAAATAATACTGCCAACAATACATACTAATACTAGTATTATAGTAACTATTGCTAAAATATAAGAACCATATTCATATGAAGTTGATGTTATATTATTTCTATTATAATAATCTATTAAAATACTAGGAATTATTATATATATACCAAATATGATTATAATTCCTAGTATTAATAATATAAATCCTATAAGTCCTAATGTTGTAGAATCTTCTTGTTTTTCTAGTGGTTGTTCTGTTTGTTTTGATAGGGGTGAGAGTGCGGTTGCTTGTTGTGAACTCATTTAATATATATATATATATATTATAAAAAATATTATAAAAAATAATCATATAATATTTTTTATAATATATATATATATTATATGCAAACAAGTAAATGGGGTCCAAGTGCTTGGGATTTTTTACATACAATAACTTTTAACTATCCTGAATATCCAACGGATGATTGGAAAAATAATTATTTTGAATTATTTAATAATTTAAGATTTACATTACCATGTTGTTATTGTCGAAAATCGTATGATATATTTTTTAAATATATTAATATAAAAGATTATTTGAATGATAGAATGGGTATTACTTATTGGTTATATATTATTCATAATCTTGTGAATTGTAAATTAAATAAAAAACAGATTAATTTTATTAATATTGTTAATCATTATGAAAAAAAAAGAGCCGGACAAATAAATGAAAATTGTAAAATAAAAATTTGTAAATGTAATTCATTTATATGCTGTTGTATACCGTCATGTCATTGCAATCAATGTAAAAAAAATTTTGATTTTGTTAATAAAACAAAATTAAAATATGATGAAATTACTAAAAAATTTACAAAGGAATTAATCCTTTGTGATGAATTAAAAATATGATTTGTTTTGTTTATTATAAGTATTGGCTTTATTTACTACTTTAATAAAACCATCTGATTTTGGTTTATTAGTTTTTTTAATTGCTTTTTTGGGATCAAAACGATAAAATCTTAATCTTATAGATGTCTCATCCTTATAAGATAAAAGAGTTTTACAATCATCTAGTTTATCAATTACTACTTTTCCAGTATGACTTTCAATATTTTCCTTATTATCTACTCTAATATATGTGATATTACAATTATTATTCAATACATTATTAATTTTTTGTTCAAGTGTTTCTTTTTCAATACTTTCATCAAATTTAATAAATAGTGAATATACATGATATTTTACAGGGATATTATTATTTTTTAATGTTGTATATGCACTAATTGAATTTTCAATATTATCAAAACTTAGGAAATATACATTTCCATTTAATGTATAATTATAATTGTATTTGTTAGTGTCATATTCTGATACTGGAATACGTAGTGTTCTACTTGGTGTAGGATTGTTTTTATCCTCGTTCATTCTGTTCTTTTGTATATTTTTATAATATTATTATTTAATAATCTTTTAAGCTATTTAATAAAAATTGAAAATATAATTAATTAAATAATAATATTATAAAAATATACAAAAAACAAAATGAATGATGATGATTTTGAATATATTTTTAGAATTATCGACACCTTAGATTTTTCTGATATTATTAACAATCATAATAAGAAAATAAATTTAGTTGAAAGTTTAATAAAATCAACAACAAAAAACATTAACAAACATATTAATATCAATACTATTAATATGTTATGGAATGAAGTGAATACTATTAATAATTTACCTAATATTTTATTAGAACCTATAAATAATAATTTATTAAATTTAAAAATAACAATTATTCCAACAAGTAGTAGATTAATTGATGATTTTAATGAAAAAAAATTAAAAAAAGAAATAATTATTAAAATAAAAATTCCAGTTAGTTATCCTAATCAACCGCATACAGTAAAGATTAATTATCCTATGTTTGCTAATAATTTAAATTATAATATTAATATTTCTGATTATTTCAAAGATAATTTATGGAATCCTACAAATACAATTGAATATACAATTCAAAATATACAAAATATTATTGAAAATCATGGAATTATAAATAATGATAAATTTGTAGATTTACAAAACATATTAGAAAAGTTAAGTATTACAACAAGCGTGTCGCCTATATCATATCAAGCTATAACAATTCACAATATACCGATTAAAAAAATTAACAAATCTTCTACTTGGACATCTGGTACAGGATATGGATCAAATCAAGATGTTACATATTGGGATGTAAATAATTATTTAAACAATAAAAAAAAGAGATATGAAAAAATTAATAAATATTTAAATAAATTATTAACATTAGAAACAAATGTTGATATAATTAATAACTCGTGTTTAATAAAATATTTTAAAGAATATTTATATGGAATAGAAATACTAGATATTTTAGAGAATAATGAAAAAATTTTAATAATTTTTCAAATTATTAAAAAATGGGATTTTATTCTGGACAAAGAATTATTAACAATATTATGTCAATTAAAAACAGATTTTAAAAAATACATTCAAGTATTAGAAAGAAATAATGAATTATCTGATATAACTAAAGTTAAAGACCTGATTAGTTATATTGATGTTTATAATAAGGAATATATTACAAGCATTGCAAGCATAAATAATGATGAATATGTTGATGCTCTTAAAGATATACAATTTGATAGTTATCCAATATATGAACGCGGTTTGATCACAATAAAGCCTAAAATAATAAACATGAGACGAATATTGCAAGAAATACAAAGCTTATCAAAGTCATTACCAATTAACAAAGAATCCTCTATTTTTCTCAAATACGATGAAAAAAACGTAGGAATATTTAGATTTTTAATTACAGGTCCTAAAGATACTCCGTACCAGGATGGATGTTTTTTGTTTGAAATGATTTTAAATAATGATTATCCGATCACTCCTCCATCTGTCCGTTTTTTAACAACAGGAAATGGCAAAGTACGTTTTAATCCTAATTTATATGCATGTGGTAAAGTATGTTTATCATTGCTAGGGACATGGTCGGGCAATGAAGGTGAGAAATGGAATTCCAAAACTTCAACATTACTACAAATTTTAGTATCAATTCAAAGTTTAATATTTACTGATAAACCATATTTTAACGAACCAGGTTCTGAAAATAATATGAATTCAGAAGCAGGCAAAAAAGCCAACGACGATTATAATAAAGCAATCAAATCACATACTCAAACATGGGCAATTAAAAATATGATAAAAAATCCTTCTGAAGATTTTAAAGAAATAATTGAAAAACATTTTCAATTAAAAGGTATTGGAATTTAATTTATAAATTAATATTAATTTTATATTATTTTAATGCAGAAATAATTGCACATAATTGAATATCTTGATTAACATTATTTGTTAGATAAACCTCAATCTTTGCTAATTTATCAAATATTTCTATTAATTTAGAAGTTGGAATATTTGTACTTTTCAATAAATATTGTGATAATTCTTTAATAATATCATTGATGGATAAATTATTTTCTTCTTTAAATTTTAAAATAGTATTGTAGATTTCATTTAAACTATTTTCTTTAAATAAAAAATTCATCATCTCTACATTTTTTTCAGGTTCTAAATAACCAATAGTTTGATATAAATCTTTTGTTGTTATAATATTATTCGAATTTATTAAATATAATGATTGTAATATATTGATTGATTGTCTCATGTCACCTTCAGAAATTTTTATAATATTGTTAATACAATCTTCAGTAATATTGATATTTTCTAAATTAATAATATTATAAATATATTTATAATGTTCATTAAATTGTATTGGAGAAAATTTTAATATTGTACATCTTGATTGTATCCCTGGTATAATTTTTGTTAAATAATTACATATAATACAAAATCGTGTATTATTACTACAATTTTCTATCACTCTTCTTAGTGCAAATTGCGCGTCAATAGTCATTGAATCAGCTTCATCTAATATTACTAATTTATATTTACAATCAATATTCATAATTTGAGACAACAAGAAATGTGTATTTGAAAAATCTTTAATATGTTCTCTAACAACACTAATTCCTCTTTCATCTGAGCCATTTAATTCAAGAATAATTGATTTATAATTTTCACCATATATCTCTTTAGCACATGCTAAAATAGTAGTTGTTTTACCTATCCCAGGAGGACCATAAAATATTAAATGTGGTAATTTATTATTATTTATTAAATTTTTTAAAGTTCTTAAAATATTTGTATGTGATATGATAGTATTTAAATCATTAGGTCTGTATTTTTCAACCCAAGGTAAATCTATATTTGTTTGCATTTAAATATTTATAATTATATAATATAACTTATTATCTCTTTAATTTAAAAATATTTCATTTTTTTTTAGTTTTTTTATTTGTCTCTTTAAATATAATAAATTGAAAAAATTGCAAAAATATTATATTTAAAGAGATAAGTATATTATAATTAGAAGAATTAATATGAATATACCAGTTAATTCATTTTTTAAAAAATCGGATGCTGTACAGTATTATAAGAAATATTGTAATAATAATGAGTTAAAATTATTTGCTGAAGATATTACAGAAAAGGGAAATAAAAGATACTATGTTATGAAATTAAATGAATTATTTAATAAATTAACTCATTGTGAATATTCAAGTTATTATGAATTTTGGACAAATACCACAAATCTAAAATTTGCTTTAGATATTGATATTCCATTTAATGAAATACAAAATTATAAAGATTCTATAAACATAGTAAAAAAGAATATAGAAAAAATACAATTATCAGCCAAAGAATTATACGAACATGAATACAAGTTTAGTGATATTTTTGTTTTAGAAAATGATTTGAACTCTGTAATATTTGAATCTAAAAAAAAATTTTCATTTCATGTTATTTGTAATGGTTTAGCATTTGAAAATCATACTGTAGTTAAAGATTTTTTTAATTACACTAATGATAAATATAATTTAAAATATTGCGACTCAAGTATTTATAATCTGTCATGTTTGAGGATGTGTTTTTGTACAAAAAAAGGAAAAAATGATATATTATTACCAGTAATTTTAAATATTAATAACAATAAAACTTTTAATTTTTTCTTGACAAACAACCCTTTAAAAATATGGAAAAAAACTCTAATTACAAATATTAATTTAAATACCAGAATTATCCCCAAGACATTATTAAAGTACAAAGTTAAAGAATCTAAAGAATTTAAAAAGGTTTTTAACAATGTTAAAATCAAACATATATTATATAAATTACCGTTTGATTATTGCGATAATTATGACAAATGGATTAAAATTGGTTTAATATTGTTTAATATTTCAACTCCGGAAAATGATTATTATGATTTATGGGACGAATGGAGCAAGCAAAGTAGTAAATATAATGCAAAAGATTTAAAAAACTTTTGGAAAAACTTTAAAAGTAGTAATATTACATTAGGATCATTAATTCATTGGTGTAATCAAGAAGGTATTACAGATATATATGATAAAAAAACAATAAAACAAATTGTTAATGATTATAAAATTAAACCAATTCAGTTATCAAATATATCTTTAGTAGTAAATATGCCAAAACTTAATGAAGAATTATTTACACCATATTTACACCATAAATTCCTTGGCATTCAAAGTGAAAAAGGAACAGGTAAAACAACTAATTTACTAAAATCGTTATTTAATAATAACATTATTAATAATAAAACCAATGTATTATTCATATCTGCTAGAAGAACATTTGGAATCAAGCTACTAGGCGACTTGGAAAAAGATGGTTTTAAGTTGTATTCAGATATTAAACAACATGATATTTATCATAATAAAATTATATGCCAAATTGATTCACTGTTAAGATTAAAAAATGATATATACGATTATATTATTATTGATGAATGTGAAAGCTTAGTCCGATATTTAACATCGCAGCATTTTGTTAAGAATCCATATGCAAACCTTGTTATTGCATCACTTGAAAGACGTTTACAAGATGCTAAACATATTTATGCTTTAGATGCTGATTTATCTGATAGATGTATTAATTATTTTCAAAATAATATTAAAACAAATGATTATGCTATAATATTAAATAATTACAAACCATATCATTCGTACACTTTTGCCGTTATGATGTATAATGAGTGGTTGGTAAAAATATTTGATTATATTAAAAATGATAAAAAAATAGTAGTACCTATTGCTAGTAATAATAAAGCAAAAGATTTAGTTAATAAAATTAATACTGATTACCCTGATAAGAAGGTTTTATTGATTCACAAAGAAACAAGCGATGAAGATAAATTGGAAAATGTAATTAATGTTAATAAATCGTGGTCGGAATATGACATTGTAATATACACTCCTTCCGTAAGTATGGGGATATCTTATGACTTGGAAAACTATTTTGATGCTATATTTGCTTATGGTTGTCATAACTCTTTAGGAGCTCAAGAATTTTGCCAGATGATACATCGTGTTCGACATCCTAACGAAAAAACAATCTACTTGGCAGTAGATATATACAAAGATTTTAATAAAGACGAAGACACATATAGTTACAACGAGATAGAAAAAATATTATGTAGTGATTATTATTTAACACAATATAACTTGTACAATAGTTTATTACCTGTTAAATATGAACGCAATGAAAATAATGATATTGTATTAAATTATCCGTATAAAGATGAGCCTGTATATGATTTGTTTGTGAATAATACGTTGGAAACGTTGGAAAATAAACAAAACTTTTCAGCTTGTTTTTTTGGATATATTAAATGTAAAGAATATAATATCACATTTGAAAAAATAGAAGATACTGAAGAAAATAAAAGTATTATTGAACAAATGAAGTCTATAAGAAAAGAAAGAGAAAATAACGAAAAGGAAATTATTACAAATGGTATTATGCACGCACAAGATATTACTAAAGAAGAATATATTCAAAAAATAAAACAAAGAGATGATTATTTATCAGACGACGATGTATATCAGATATATAGATATAATATAAAATCATGTTATGGTATTACAAATGAACATTTAAATGACGATTTTATCAATGAATATTACGATACCAATAAAATGAAATGGTATAAGAACTATACAACAATATTGCCTAATAATGAACAATCCGTTGAACAAAAATTAACTATTTTACAAGAAAATCATAAAAATTATAAATGGGTTAATAACTGTTACATTGACTTCACAACAAGGAATCATTATACATATCATTATTATGCTCAAATGATTATACAAATTTTGAAATTTGACGTATTGAATTTAAATAATGATATCAACAATGATGATTTTATTAATAATTTAGATCTGTGTATGAAATGGATATTTGAAAAAAAGAATGAAATTGCAAAAAAATATGAAATGAGTAAAATTATTGCGATTCCTGAAAAAATAACTTATAAATTAAAAATCATAAACACGATATTATTCTCTATGTATGGAATTAAAGTAGTACATAATAAAAATCGTAACACTTATAAATTATCTAACAATAATGTTTGGAATAATTTACCAAAGGAATTAGAATCTAAAATATTAGAATTAAAAAATAATTTAGAAGATGCTTTTGATGATATTGATGATATTGATACCAGTGAATTAGATGTTATTATATAAATTACTAGTATTCAAGTAGTATCATTTATTTATAGAATATTAAAAAAATTGAATATTATTTTTATTGCTGTTTTCAATATTTTTGTTTATACTGATAACAAAAAAATGCCGTCTATGCTTGTATTGGAAGAGCAGATGCGTATCATAGTTGAGGAAGAGAAGAAATATCAAAACAAGATCCATGAGATTGAGAAGAAATTCGGTAGCCTAGCATTTCAGGCTCTTCCGGACAAGATCTTGCTTTGCAAGATTAAACTTGCTCAACAGGAGCTTACCAAGGCTATGTCTGCTCAGAAGGAGGTTGTTCAGGAGGAGATGGCCAATATTAAGTCTGCTCAGGAGACAAAGTCTGCAGAGTAAGCAGTCTGCAGAGTAATTTGATTACAGACTTTAGATATATAGCTATTTAGTAGTTTTCAGAAACTGCACATAGATTATATATCATTTATTTATGCTCACATACTAGTAGCATAAAAATTGAATTTTATTTTTGTTGCTGATCTAAATTTATTATTTACAACTCTGATAAATGACATCTTCAATTGAGAAAATCATAAAACAGAACAGTATCTTAGTAAAATTACAGACAAAATGTATATTTGAAATTGAGAAGGCTAAAACTAAGACAAGCACAAAGACAAAGACAAAGATAAAGATATCATTTTTAATTGAGAAAATGTCAAAAATTATCAAAAAACAGAGGTGCATCTTAGTAAAGTTAGTTGAGAAGTGTAATTTAGATATTGAGAAAACTACAAAAAAAACTGAGGCTAATCACTATAAAAATATGCTACATAAACTTAATATTGCTATGAATGAGTATGAAGCAAAATATAATGATTTATTTATTCAAGTAAAGTAAGTATGTATATTTATGTATATTTATTTATATTATAAAAAATTGATTTTTTTTTGTTTTATTGATAAATATATTTATTATATTAAAGCACAAACTAATGCATTCAGACTCAATTATTCGTGATCTCGAACTTATTATTGTAGATAAGAAGAAAGAATTAGAGGAGGTCAAAAAAGCTATTAGTATCCTCGAAAACGTAGGTCATAAGGATATAAATAATGATATGTTAATTGATTCAATTAATATTGTATTGATTACTTTGGAAGAAGCTCGACAGCTCATTGAAGCGGAAGCTGCTGAAGCTTCAAATATTAATATGAATACCTTAATTAGTATGTATCATAAAAAACAGAGTGAAGCAAGATCACTGGAACTTGCTATTAAATTAATTGAGAAGTTCAATAATAATAATGCTGACTAGAATTGCAAGTGGTGCTATGAATATAATAGTTCTTACAGTGATAATGAGTTAGTAGCTTTTAACTCTAATAGTGATATGCAAACAAAAATAGGAAAGTACTGTGCTTTATTTATATTAACATACAAATTATTATAATATTATCATTAAGAGTATGCTAATAGTAGCATAAAAAATTGATTTTTTTTTATATTATTAATAAGATTAATTATTTACAGTATTGATAAAAGAGAGAAATTATTGCTGACTATGTCAGAAACGATGGAATTATTAAAAAATGAGAATTCTATGCTACATAATGCTAAAAAACATCTTGATTTTGCGAAATCGAGTCTCGCGCTCAAAAAACACCAGCTTCAAATGAAGGAAGTGACTGAAGCTGAAGATTTGACTAAATCTGAAGATTTAGAACTTATATACTCAAAATACATTAAGATCATGCTAGAGCTTGTTGAACTTAATTTAAGTGACCTTGCACTCACTACTTCGCAAGATGAAACATCATAATTTTTTTATAAAAAAATACTTTATTATAAAAAAATTGATTTTTTTTTATTTTACTATTTCCATTAATTATTTACAATACTGTAAAGGATGTCTTCAGAGATTGAAGAAATTATAGCTAATGTCTTTGAGTTTGATAGTCCTATAACCTACACACATCAGACTACCGGTAATTGGATTACCAAGCTTGACAAGAAAGAGATTGAAGAGATTGTAGCTAATGTTTTCAAGCTCGATACCACTTCTATCAGTTTTATTGATCAACTTGATGCAGTAGTTGCTGAGGTTTCATCATTGAACAAGCTGCAGCGAGATCGTCTTATAGCCAATTCCCCTGAAGTTACCGCTGATTGGCTTATTGAGCTTAACACAGATGCCTCCACTATTTGGACTGTCGAACTTGATGCAGTTGTTAATGAGGTATTGACGCTTAATAGTGCCAAGACTACCACCTCCATTAATTGGGCTGTCTAACTTGATTTATACTATTAAATCATAATCACAAAAGACAATAAATTCATTTTTTTATCAGTATATTATAAAAAAAATTGAATTTTATATATATTGATAAATTTAAATGTTATTTATGATGAAGATCACAAAATGTCATCCTTATATGAGCTCAAGCTAGGTATCTTAGAAGATTCAATCTCAATCGTTGAGATCGAGCTTCAGAAAAAAGAATTGTATTTATCTGAGTGTCAGGCTTCTATGAGTTCTAAGGATTTATACGAGCTCAAGCTCGGTATCTTAGAAGATAAATCTGAGATACAAAAGCTGAAGCTTAAGATTAAAGAGTTAAAACTCAAACATCTCCAAGCATCAACGAGTTCGAATAAGTTTAGCACTCAGAATAATACAGACTCTGTCGTCGATACTCCTGAGATTACGGATACTTTAGAGACTTCAGAGATTACTGAGTCTTTAGAAGATAATTATGATAATTCAGATAACTTCTCTGACAAGTCTTACAAGTCTGACAAGTCTGACAAGTCTGACAAGTCTGGCAAGTCTGGCAAGTCTGGCAAGTCTGGCAAGTCTGGCAAGTCTGGCAAGTCTGATAATACTCTCCCTCCAAAAAAACCAGAGAGTGATAACGTTAAAGACGAAGATGTCGAGGATACAACTAGTCTTAATTTTAGCGAAGCTGTTAAAAAGCATCCATCTCCTAGCATTAAAAAAGATAAGGATTTTTCGACAGTTTCACGAGTACAAAAAAAGAGTATCGTCATGGGATCGTTTAATAAAAAAATTGATGGCGAAAATATGGGTCCTTTTCTAAAGGACATAAAGGAATCGTTAGCCAATAAAGAAACCGAAGAATTGACGAGGCCATTGCTTTTCCTCAATACTATTAAATCGAAATCAAAGGGTATATATGTAGTCGCAAATAACGATATAGATCAAGACAAGAGATATAATACGGACGTAAATTTCAATTGGCATAAATATATTGATAATTATGATAATATATCTCCAAGACCAGAAGATGTTCACGAAGCTATATGTTCAATTGGCTATAACATCAGAGGCAAAGATGATATTATCATCATGGTGATGGGTGATTGTCCGAAGCATGTACACTCCTATACATTTTATCGGATTGAAGTGGACGATGAATATTTTGATGAAGAGTTTATGTCTTGTGAAAAATTCACGAAATGGCATAGCACTTTATCGTGATGGTACTTTAATACAAAGCTTTGCCTCTTCCTTGAGCTTCGGCTCCTCCTTGAGCTTTGGCTCCTTCTTGAGCTTTGGTTCCTTTTTGAGCTTCGGCTCCTCATTGAGCTTTGCCTCCTCCTTGAGCTTCGGCTCCTCCTTGAGCTTTGGCTCCTTCTTGAGCTTTGGCTCCTTCTTGAGCTTCGGCTCCTTCTTGAGCTTCGGCTCCTTCTTGAGCTTCGGCTCCTTCTTGAGCTTCGGCTCCTCCTTGAGCTTTGGCTCCTTCTTGAGCTTCGGCTCACAGAGTTTTGTCTCCTTTATTTGTTTTTTTATTTTTGTATATGTGTATATATGTGTATTTATATATAATTTTATTTGATAATTAATTTAGTTATATATTTATATATAAGTTCTTGTTATATAGTTTCATAATATATTATTTATATTTAATAATTATTAATAATATGTTTTATTAGTTATATTTTTTTAATATAATTTTATTTAAAGAGGAAAAATTAAATATTAATATATTAATATTTAATATGAATACAAAAATTTATTCTTTAGATGAAAATTCAGAAAAATTATCTATTGAAGATATAAAAAAAATAAATAATACTTTTAAAGTTCCTTTAAAAGATCATCAAAACACAATAATCAAAACTATGTTAGATTTGGAAAATACAGGGGAAATTAATTTTGAATTAGAAAGTAAAATTATCAGAAATGAGATTATTTTAAAAGAAGATGTTATTAGAAATGAATCATATTATAATTTATATTTTAATGAAAGAGAAAATAATATTGAATTTACTAATATAAAATATAATATTAATATGAATTATGCTATATTAGCAGATAAAGTAGGTGCAGGAAAAACATTTGAAATCATTGGTTTATTATGTCATACACTTGTACCAAAACAACATTCCAGAATTTTATCATCTGGTCATTATACATCTATAAAATTTGAGGACACTAATAAGTGTATTAAAACAAATTTTATTATAGTACCGCATAATTTGATATTACAATGGAAAAAAGTTTTAGATTATACAAAATTAAATTATTTTATGATAAATAAAAGATCTCATATTGATCAATTGTCATCAGTCTATAATATTTTTGAAGGTGAAGAAAACCCAGAAATAAACCCTAATAATTGTATTGAAAATTATGATGTTATTTTAATATCTGCGACAATGTTAGATTTTTTTTACAATAAATTCCCAGATGTAAAATGGAGCAGATTAATTATAGATGAAGTCAATACAATTAAATTACCGGTATATTATACAATTAAAGCAAATTTTATTTGGTATATAACAGCTACACCAAGTGGAATAAGATGGATAAGAAGAAATTATATTAGAGATATGATTGCTGGATTTAATAAAAATTTATTCAATAAAATTATTATTAAAAATGACGATACATATGTTACAAATTCGATGGCATTACCTCAATTAAATCAAATAATTATTAATTGTGATACACCTATTGGTATTCGCATGATTAGCGAATTTGTTACATCAGATATTATAAACATGTTACATGCTGGTAATATAAAAGATGCAATATTAAAATTAAATTGTAATATTGATACAGACGATAATATTATAAATGTTATTAAAAATAAATTAGAAAAAGATATCCATAATAGGAAATTAGAATTAGAATATATGGATCGTTTATTACCTTCTGATAGAAGGTCACATGATGAATCAATAAAAAAATTAAAAGATAAAATTACAAGTTTAGAAACACGTTTAAAAAATATAACTGATAAAATTAAATCTTTAGAGAATGATAGTTGTCCTATTTGTTTAGATGATATTAAAACACCTGCGTTAATTCCATGTTGTAATAATTTATTTTGTTTGCAATGTTTGGCAGTAATACATAATAAAAGATGTCCAATGTGTAGAAATCCTTTTACTATGAAAGATTTACATATAATTCATAATGAAATTATAAAAACAAACAAAATAGAAAAAAAATTACTTTCAAAAAAAGAAAATTTAATAAATATTATTAAAAAGAAAGTAAATGGAAAGTTTTTAGTTTTTAGTAATTATGAGAACACTAATGATAATATTGGTAAAATTTTAGCAGATGAAAATATATCATTTTCAAAATTAGCAGGTAATATTAATGTTATTAATAACACTATTGAAAAATTTAAAAATGGAAAAATTAAAGTATTATTACTTAACGCAACTAATTATGGTTCTGGATTAAATTTACAAATGGCAAGTGATATCATTATTTATCATGAAATGACAACCGAATTACAAACACAAATTATTGGACGAAGTCAAAGAATGGGCAGAACAGAACAATTAAATGTATATTATTTGATTCATGATAATGAAAAAATAAATTGTACTAATCCAGATTTAAATTTAAATATTTTTGATGATTATGATAATAATGATCTTGATAAAGTATTAAATTATGATAATAATAACATTGAACCAGAAATTAATATTATTAATTAATTATAAGATATATGATTAATTCAAATACTGTACAAGTTTAATAATTTTATTAAACTTACATTAATTATAAATATAACATTCTATGTATAAAAACAAGACAATAATATTATTTATAAAAAAATTGAAATTAATATTATTTATATTGCAAAAATTATTAAACTATTAAACAAACTATTGTTATAAACAATGAATGAAATTATTTATAACAATAGAGCTGATATATTATTAGCTCTTGAAAAAAATGTTAAATCTTTAATTTTGCCATATGCATCATCAAAATTAAGAAATAAAAAAAATATTGTTTTGATTGCTATCAAAAGAAATTTACAAGAATTACCATATGTATCATTTAGATTAAGAAATAATCTAAATTTTATGTTAAAAATTTTAATTATTAATGGCGAAGCTTTGCAATATGCAACTAATTATTTAAAAAATAACGAATTAATAGTATTAACAGCTATTAAAAATAATAATTTTGCATTTCGCCATGCATCCTATGATATAATAAATAATAAAACTTTTATCATGAAAATAATAAAAAATTGTCCTGAAATATTTCAATTTTTATCTGATGATTTAAAAAAAGATAAAGAAATTATAACTATTATAATAACAACATATATTAATAACAAGCATGATAATTATTATACTATATTTAAACATATGTCATATGAATTAAAAAATGATAAAAATTTTATGATAGAATTAATAAAATTAGATATACGTATATTATATTATATATCTGATAAAATAAAAAATAATCAAGATATAATATTAAATATTATGACAAATAATAAAAATATTTATAATTTTAAAATACATAATAATATTGAATTAAATAACGATACAATATATCCTTATTTAAAATATTTGTGTAATAATGTATCTAATAATCTTCTACATAATAAAGATTTTATTAAATCTATTATAGAAAAATGTCAAGAAGCATTTGAATATATACCATATGAATTAAAAAATGATAAAGATTTTATTTTTGAATTATTAGACGAAGGAAATACTAGAATATTAGAATATATTTCAAATAATCTAAAAAATGATGAAGATTTTGTAATAAGAATTATTGAAAATTACGATGATTATGTATTACATAATATATCAACAGAAATAAAAAATAATTTTAATGTTGTTAAATGTTCTGTTGAACATAATAGTATGACTATACAATTTGCATCTGATCAATTAAAAGACAATGAAATAATAGTTACAACTGCAATTAAAGATAATATAAATGCATTAAAATATGCATCAGATAGATTAAAAAAAGATAAAACATTTATTATTAAATGTTTAAAAATAAACAAAGATATTATTGATTATATAAATATATTTTTTGAATCTACAAAATTATATAATATATTCTATAATTTAGAATATATTAATCAAGATAGAACTATAATTAAAAAACAATTATTGTTTTTTTGGAATAAAATACAATATTTTAAATATTTGACAAATATTGATCAATATATTATAAATATTACTAAACAATATTATAATGAATGTTTTACTAATAAAAATATTTTATTAAATATGTATAGTTGTGAAGAAGTTTTAGAAATATTAAAAAATGATTGTAATATTATCATATTAGCATTACAAGATATTAATCTGGACAAAGAATATGATATAGATAATTTACAACAAGGATTTATTGAAAGAAATCCAAATAAAACACTAATTTTCTTTTAATGATTTAATAATAGAATTTTTATATTATTTGTTAATTGTGTTATTTTCATTATTATTTTTTTATTAATAACTATTGTTGTATTTTTTTTTTGTTTTAGCCATAGTTTTAATCTTTCAATTAATGCAATTAGCGATTTATTCGAAGGGTAGCAATTAAATAATTTATATATAATTTCTTTCCATATTAATTTATGTAAATAATTAATAAATTCATTATGGCTTAGCTGTAACTCATAAGAATTATTGTTAAGCTTAAATTTATTAACAATTATATTTACATTGCTCTCCATGATTAAATACATATCTTGAATATTTTCTGATAAATTAAATAATCCGGGTACAACTCTTTTATCCCAATTATTTAATACTGGGATAATATTGTTCCTGATTTTTCCTCGTTGCGACCAATCTGGTGTGCTGTTTTTAACATACGGGATGTTGTGTTTTTGAGCAAATTGGTAAATATCATTTTTTGGAACATTTAACAGTGGTCTTAAAAAAGTAATATTGTCACATACACTATGTTCATCCATACCTTTTAAATTATTATATTTACAGTTATATGTGATATTTGTCAATATGTTCTCAAATGCATCGTCTTTATTATGTCCTAATATGACAACTGGATCATTATCAACATTATCATTATTGTAAACAGCTTTATATGTATTAAACCTTATTTTTCGTGTATAGTCCTCGTATATTTCTCTCATATTCATATTCATACATTTATTTCTATTTATTTCATTTATTTCTCGAACATATAATTTAATGTTATACCTGTAACAAAAATTAGCAATGAATTCTGCTTCATCGTCTGCTACTCCTCTGTTTTTGTAATTTATATGCACGCATATCCAATTAATATTCGGATATACAGTCATACAATATACTAAACAAACCATAGAATCAACACCACCTGACAGACTAATTATTCCTATTTTTTTAATATATTTTTCTATTAAATTAAAATTATGATTTTCAAAATCATGTTTTTCAAAATTAAAATTAATTTTTTGTAATGGATTATAATCTAAAACATTATCATTGAATGTCAAACTTATTTTTTCATTCAATTCTTCGCCAAAATTTGCTTTTTTGTATGTTGCAATAATAAATTCTTTTGGTAATGTTTTATAATTCCATGCTTCGTTTAGAACATATAATATGTTGTCTTTTGTGTTTGTATGTCTCAACGGTAACATAAAAAAAGTCCATTCTAAAACATTTAAATTACTTACTTCATTTTTAAACATGTTTATTATATCAATCGCTTTATTTAAAAAATATAATATAATATGGTTTCCATCTTGATTTCTAAAAATATGCCTAGGTATTTGATCATATAACACAATATAACTTAAAAAATTATTTTGTGTTATATCCGGCTCTAAATCTAATAAATATTCATATTTATTGATTATATAATTATCTATTTTTTCTGTTTTTGAAAACCACCATTTTGAATTACTCAACCATTCTTTTATGAAAATGTCCATTACTAATAAATATATTCATTATTTATTTATATCTTTTATTTTTGTAAACTTTGAATAAATAGGAATTGAAAAAGAAATATCAGGTGCTCTTGGATTATTTGGATAATCTAATATTGTTGGAAATTGAATTTCTTTCATTTCAACTAATGAATTATTGCATAGTTTTTTATTAATATATGTAACTTCAAATACTTCTGGTAATTTAATTTCTGGGATTATATGATTATTGATAGTAACTATACTACTATTATTATTACCATGTATATGTATAATATAATGAGTCTTGTTTAGTTTTTTAAGCATATTACTGCGGTAAATATCAAAAGGCCAGTGAAATTCTAAAACTATTTGACTAAATTTTTCTAATTCTGTTTCTAACATAGAATCTAACCAATTAAATTCTGAACCTTCAATATCCATTTTTAAAAATATTTTGTTATTATTTTGTATATATTCTTTTAAATTTGTAGTTTTTTCTGTATTTGAATATCCAATATTTTTTGGAATCCATTCCATACTATTCCTATGTGAAGGAAATGATGATATTGTTTCATCAAATGCAATACATTTTATTTTATGAATATCTAAGAAACTCTCTTCAAATCTAATATCATTTGCAATTCCACATGAAATAAATAAATCATAGTCAAAACCATTTGCAATAACATACCCACCATCTTCTTTAGGACCAAGTCTAACTAATGAAAAAGGAGTTATATATGTATTTAAAATACTGTAATCAAAATTGTTTAATTCAGATTTATTATAGTTATTCCAATCTGTTTTATTCATATTATTAATAGTTGGAGTATAACTAGACTCGCTAAAATTTAAATCTTCATGATAAGCTCCAAAATGTTCTATAGTATTTATATTACAAATTAAATCACCTTGTGTTGAATACATACAATTAAACATAATATTTATATATTATATTAGATATTTAAAATGAGACAAAATTTTGTAATATTTAAATAAACTTTTTGATAATTTAGATAACAGAGTCTTTTTCAGAGGCTGTACAGTCTCTTTCGGAGACTCTAGAGCCAGCTTGCCTGGCTGTACTTATATGCTACATCTAGTTTTATCTAGAAGACAAAGTGCTGTGTACAGTCTCCTTCGGAGACTCTAGAGCCAGCTTGCCTGGCTGTACATACATTTAAACATATTTTATTAATATGCACTTACATATTTAATAAAATTTGTATTATTTGTAACGGATTAGTATTTTGAAATTTTATATAAATATATTCATTATTTATTTATACCTTTTAATAATGATAATGCCTAATATTTTCTTGTTTTAAGGCATACTTAGTCTTTTTGTTATTTTATATATAAACTTTAATATATAAAATAATATATATATATATGAATTTTATTTCTATTGGTGGATGGTGTGGAACAAAAATTGCTCTTAAAGATTTAGGTTTATTTAATGAACCATCATTACCATTTGATAGCGTAAGATCTTCTATTGAAGGAATAATAGATTGTATTGAAAATAATTTTCAAAATTATTTTCCAAAAGAAATAAAAAAAGATAATAGATTTTTAGATTGGGCTGGTTTTGTTGGTGAGTATATAGGTTTTTATCACTCTAATCATAATTTGTTAGATAATAATGTTATTGAAAGTTTTAAAAGAAAAATTATTCGGTTTGATGACAAAATAAAAAAAAATAATTGTATATTTTTACGAACAATATCAACAGAAAATTATGACAATGAAATAAAATATTATAAAAAATTACAAGATGTAATTGATAAGAAATATCCAAATATTTTTTATATTATTTGTTTTATCATTCCTAATCAAACAAATACACAATATTATAAACATTTAGACAACCGAACATTTTTATTTACACTAAATGATAAATCATGTAATAATAATAATTTAAAAAATGAATACAAACCTATTTTTGATTTTATTACAAATGAAAACTTATTTATTAATATACCTAATTCAAATGATATCGAATTAAATTATAATCTATCTACAAGATTATGGTTAATTGATGGTTATCCAATGGTTAATTATATTGATAAAACAATTTAAACACGCTTACAAATGTTCAATTTTCCTAATTTGTTTTTTTATTATCTTGATTTCTGTTTTTTGATCGTACAAAACAATATAACTTAAAAATTATATTGTGTTTTATCCGGCTCTAAATCTAATAAATATTCATATTTATTGATTATATAATTATCTATTTTCTCAACCATTCTTTTATAAAAATATTCATTATTCATTTAAATATATTATATAAATTAAATTTTATATAATATATATAATATTATGAAAATAGGTATAATCAGAGGTGGTGATGTTGGTAGTTCTGGTGATGTTGGTAGTACTGGTGATGTAAATGGTATAAATGATACAAAAAATAAAACAGATTCTATAAAATCAAAAGAAAATTCAAGTTCATTAGTTTATCTAGAAATATTAAATTATTCTTATATTATTATTATACAATTATTCCCCGCTTTAATATGCGCTTACATATTTAATAAAATTTTTTTTGATAGAACAGATGAAGAATACAAAAAAATATCTACATTTCAATTGTTTATTGAACTATGGGTACAATTGTGGTCAATATTAATTTTATATTATATATTTAGATATATATTTACACAAATACCATCTCCATTTGATAATTTATTAAATTCTAGTTTTAAAAATAAATTGGTATTTGAAACATTCAGAGCATATATTTTTACCCTTGTATTTTTATACTGTCATCCATCTTTAAGATCAAAAATATTAGTTTTTAAAGAAAGATTTTTTATGTAACACTTAGCCTACATGCTAACTGTACATAGCTAATAATTTATTATTATCAATATCGTTATTTATTTTTTTATTTTTTTTTAAAATTTCTAAACCATTATTTATATCTTCTAAAGTAAGTATTTTTTTTTCAGTATCATCTTTTAAAAAAAATACACGCTTACAATGTTCAATTTTACTTTGAAATATTAATGTTTCAATATCACCCCCAAAATTAGGAAAATATTGTTTATTTTTATCAAAAAAATTTAATAATTTATCATCTTTATCATCTTTATCATCTTTTTTTTCTATAGTTGTTATTATGTTTTTTTCTTTATTATCTGTAACAGTTGTTTCTTTATTATCTATAGTTGTTATTATTTTTTTTTCTTTATTATCTGTAATAGTTGTTTCTTTATTATCTATAGTTGTTATTATTTTTTTTTTTT